GAACGCTACGACATCGAAACGACCCAAGCCCTTGAGATACAGAAGGCCAACGACTTCGGCGGCCAAATCAGCGCGCTTCGTGCTGAAATTGCCAGCCTCAAGCACGAGAACACCGACTTGCAGAAGTCCGTGACCCCAACTCCAAACACGACCAGCATTCGTGTTCCTTCCCATGAAGAGTTTGCTCAAATGGGAAGTGGGCTTGATGGATGGCGAGCCGCCGAGGAATTGGCAGTGCGCGCCCTGCGTGGTGAATGAAGAAACCAAATGAAAAAACAAAGGAGATGAACAATATGGGAGCAACTGGTTACCTACGAACAATCGAAGACATGGAACGCTTGTATTACGGTGCAGGCGCAGGTCAGAACGCATGGGCTTACAGTGGAACGGATCTCTTGAAGGCCGATTCACCGTTGGTGTCCTCAACTGCTGGAACCTACAACGCCATTTTTGGCCGCAAGGTTTGGTCGCAGTTGAACCAAGAATTCAACGCCTTCTCAATTCTCCCCAAGAAGCCTTGGGAGAAGTCGGGATGGCGTGTCGTCACGGACAAGCCTTCCTTCGCCAAGGGCGGCGGTGTCCCCGAAAACGGCACTCTCCCCGAAACCTCCAAGCCGACTTTTGCTCATGTCTCAACCAAGCCAAAGACGGTTGCACACACCTTCGACCTCTCCGAAACGGCCATGTTCCTTGCAGACAAGGATGACGGCCTCGGTGACGCTCGTGCGGTCATGAAAATGGAGATGGCGAAGCACCACGCTGAACACATCAACCAAATGCTCTTGCAGGATGTTGACACCGTGGCTGGCAACGATTTCGAGTCCATTGACCGAGCATTGTCTTCCGCCTTCGTTGAAACCGCTTCGTCCTTCGTGGACACCATCGCAGACCACAACATGTATTCCATCACCCGAAGCACTGGTTCTACCCGTCAATGGTATGATGCGAATGTGGACGCAGGAGCAAGCGGCGCACAGCGACCTCTCACCTTGAACATCCTTGACGGAATGTTCCGCCAAATTTGGGAGCGTGGTGGTCAGCCCAAGGTCATTCTCACTGGCTACGACACCTTGGAGAAGATCCAAGCCCTCCTCCAACCACAACAGCGTTTCACCGAGATGAAGCGTGTCGTGCCTGGCGTGAACGGTGTCAAGGGTGTTCCTGGCGTTGAAGCAGGCTTCGTCGTCGCCACCTACAACGGCGTTCCAATCATCCCCTCAAAGGATGTTGACGACGAGAGCGCAGGGGCCATGTCCCGCATGTATTTCCTTGATACGGACTACATGTATTTCTGCACCGCCAAGCCAACCCTCTACCACGAGTCGGGCATCGAAACGGGCGATCCATTCGGCATCAACAGACTGGGCCAAATGGGACTGTTCCACACGATGGGCGACCTTTGGCAACTCTTCTACGGCGCACACGGCAAGGTTCGTGACATCACCGCTTGATAGGAACAAACGAAAAACAAAAGGAAGTGAAAAAACATGGCAAATGCAAACATTACAGAAGCAGACTCCTCCGTGGTCTATGACTACCGAATGCGAATGCTTGGCGACAACGGCGAAACCAACTGGCTTCAGTCCCCTGTCGGCTCCAACGAAGCCGTCAGTGGTGGCCTGCACCTCTTGGTGGTTGACCTCAAAATCACCCTCGCAAGCACAGCAACGACCTTTGATTTGACCGATGCTGGCATCACTGGACTGGGCAAGCCTTCGGGCGCATCCGTCTTGACCCTGCTTGGACTCAACAACCAGTCGGGTGCTTTCGAGATTCCCGCAGACATCCGAGTTTCGGGTTCAACGGTTCTCTTTACCTCCCCTTCGGGAACGAACACGGACATTTTCCGCCTTTCGATCCTGTATTACGGTTGAGGAGGGTTCCTGTTTGGGACTCATTATAACCTATACGGGCTGGCGACCTTACGCAGAAGTCAAGGTCGATGGCGAGCGATACGGTTTCACCCGTGGTCAAAGTCGCGACGACATCCCCGAAGACTGGGTTCGTAGAAAAATTATTCCTGCGATTGAGAACGGTGCAACTCTTTGGAAAGTCGAAGGACTTGACGAGGACGAGAAGACCAAGGCCATGAAAGAGGTCATTGACGAACCTGTTGTCGAAGAACCAGCAGAAGCCGTTGAAAACGCCGAGGACTATTCTTCTTTAAGTCGTGCCAAATTGATGAGCGAATGCAAAACCTTGGGCCTTCCTGTGGACAAGTCGGACAAGAAAGCAGACCTCTTGGAACGAATTGAAGCACACTTGGCTTGAGGTGGGAACAAATGGTGGACAACCCGACCAACCTTGATGATGGGGAAGGGCGATACGCCAGCCGTTCACGAATCAACCGAAAAGTCATTGTGTTCACCTCCGCCGAATTGGGCGGCAACGCCACTGCATCAATCGCAACACAAATCAATGGCAAATTGGGCCGACTGATTATTGACGCTTCTCGCTGTGCGACAACGGGTGCGACCGCAACTCAAGGATCCATTGATTTGACTATGGATTTACAGCAAGACGACAATTCGGAATACAAATACTGTGACACAATCGCTGGACTCAACTTTACCGCCACGGCAAATACGGCTCAACACTTTCAAATGAGCGAGGGGTCGAACCAAGGAGTCACAGGGTCGGATCACGCCTTGCATTTTGCTGTAACTGCCCCCGCATCATCCACTTCGAGCGGAATCGCCATTAACGAGCCTGCCGCTTGGAACGGCCTTCTTACGGGCTATGTCAACATCACAGTCACCCTCGCCGCAGGCACTTGGGATGCCGATACGGGCGATTTGAGGGTTATTATCATTTACGAGTGAATGACGAAAGGCATTTAAACAAAAGCACACTACACGGAGATGAGCGAACATGGCAATTTCAGTCAGTCAACCACAGCGCAACGACATTTCGGGTTCCCGAATCACGGCTTTTCTTGAAGTCACTTTGGACAACTCATATCCCACTGGCGGATATGCTCTCAACTTGAGCGATTATGTGGCTAACCCCGAACAAATCACAATCCACCAGTCCCAGTTGAGCGGCGATCAAGCCGTCCTTGGTTATCTATTTCAATACCAAGACAGTGCAACCGTGGCCGACCGAAAAATTATGGCTTTTCAAAAGGGTGCAGACCCTCCTGGCCCTGCCACTTACCCTGCGCCTGCCGCACCTTTGGCTGAAATTGATAACGCAACCGACCTATCGAACATCATTCTTAGCATCGTCATTACGGGTCGTCGGTGAAGCCACCGCATGAGGTGGTAAAATGGGTTTAACCGTTCAAGACATTGACCTTGAAACGGCCCTTGAAATCCAAAAGCGACGAAACATCCGTATGCTTGAGGTTGCTCAAGGAGAGGGCAACATTCACGAGTCGGATTCACCTTTCAGCCGAGACAATCTTAAGAAAGCCTCAAAACACTTTGTTGAGATCAAAAAGCGTGAACGCTTCGATGTGCAGAATATCGGTTCGGGAACGCGTTGCATCAACTGTGGAATGCTTCACTTTTGTTGGACTCCACGGTGCGCTGTTTGTTCTCATCCAATGCACTACAATTTAGGAGGACACCACCGATGAAAGAACGAAAACCGTATGACGATCCCAAGCCACCTAAACCCGACAAATACGGGATGAAGCGCAAGCCCGAAAAGACTCCTCGCGAAATAATGATGCAAACCCCCCCGCAGAACATGGACATCAAGAACGCCGCAGACGACCCCTTGGAAGTCGGCTTTGATGTCCTCAAGGCCATGCCATGTCCTGTGTGCGGTGCGATTGGCCGTGAAATCGGCATGACCTGTCCCGCTCAAACACCTGCCGTGATTTGTCCTGTGCGGAAGAAAGAAGCGAATCGTGCTTCCCGTATGAGGAACATGAAGGTCGTTGGACGAGAAGAGGAACCAATGACACTGGATCAGATGCGAGATGCCTTCGTGGTTCGCCGTAGTGAGGAAATCGAAATTCCCGATGAAATAGACTTCGGACAACGCAGTGGTTTGAATAACAAAAGAAGACCAGGATTGCAGAACAAAAGAGAAAGAAAGGGGTTAATTCGTCGAAGTGAACGGATGTGCGACATTTGCCACAAAGAACCAGCATTACCCAACTATCGTGTTTGTCAAAAGCACCATGACCAAATTAAGGGTATGCAAGACGCGATGGGTCTTGACAAGATGCAAGAGGCCTTCATGATTCGTCGCAGTTTTCGTGATGGATTAACCGACCCCATGAAGCCACGACGAAATGTTGACCGCACTACGGGAAAGAGAATCCCTGCTGATGAAAGCAGGGAGGATCGTTTAGCGAGACTCAAACGAGAGGGAGAATCGGGCAACCCTGCCGCTATGAAAACATACCGTGAGGCCATAGGAAAGTCCGAAGAATTTAAGCATGGCGATAGAGTCAAGTCTTGGGCGGGAGTTGGAACAATCTCCTACATCCGAGGTGATAAGGTCAAATTGAACCTTGAGGATGGAACCCGTTCAAAATTCCTTAACATGTCGGATTTGGAAAGGGTTTGAGCAAGTGGTGGGATAGTTGAATGGCTCGCGTTTTTAATCCAGGCCACCGCCCAAGTCAACCACTTTATCCCGACGAGTTGGTTTATACCACCGTTGAAAAGGTCGCTGAATTCCTTCAACTTC